AGGCAGTGCTTGTCACGCAAGAGCGAATCATCTTTGCCCTTGGCGCTGGTGGCAATCCACGCAAGGTGCAATGGTGCGACCAGGAGAACAACACTCAATGGACACCAGCAGGCGACAACCTGGCTGGCGACTATGACCTGGCCACACCAGGCTCACTCATCGCTGGCAAGCGCGTCAAGGGTGTGAATCTATTGTTTACCGATGTGGATGTCCACACGGCCCAGTATGTTGGCGCTCCATTTGTTTATGGATTTGAGAAGGCTGGCTCTGGCTGCGGTCTCATTTCAGCCCAGGCTGTGGCGGCCATTGATACGGCAGCCATTTGGATGTCACGCGCAGGCTTTTGGATTTATGACGGGTATGTAAAACCACTACCAAGTGATGTGTCAGATTACATCTTTGACAACATCAATTATGCCCAGGCATCCAAGATTTATGCGGTCCATGTCAGTAAGTTTGGCGAAATCTGGTGGTTCTATCCAAGTGCAGCCAGCAATGAGAACGACTCTTATGTGACTTTCAACTATCGTGAAAATCACTGGAATATTGGCACGATGGCCCGGTTAGCTGGTGTTGATGCTGGCGTGTTTACTTATCCTTTGATGGTGTCAAGCACTGGCTACATTTACGAGCATGAGGTGGGCTTTGACTACGGCTCTGCCAGTGTTTATGCTGAGTCTGGACCAATCCAATTGGGCAATGGCGACAATGTGATGTCAGTGACTGAAGTTGTCCCAGATGAGCAGACATTGGGTGAGGTGGTGGTCTCATTTAAGGCCAGAAATTATCCAACTGGTGCGCAATCAACTTATGGCCCATATACGGCAGCAAATCCAACTGATGTGCGTTTTACAGCACGCCAGGTCAATATCAAGGTAACTGGCGACACATTGGCTGACTGGCGTGTTGGCGTGATGCGACTTGATGCCAAACCATCAGGGAAGAGATGAGCGACCAGGAACATTTGGAGAGATTACGCCACCATGTGGAGGCGGCATTAGAATACTCTGGAGGCACACACAATTTTGATGATATTGCCGAGATGGTCCAGGACCACAGACTACAACTGTGGCCAGCCAAAGACTCGGTGGTATTGACAGAGATCATTGTCTATCCCAGGCTTAAGAATTTGCATTATTTTCTGGCTGGTGGCGACCTAGATGAACTCTCAAGGATGAGACCACTAATCGAATCCTGGGGCAAGTCTATTGGCTGCACCAGGGTGACTTTGGCAGGCCGAAGAGGCTGGCAAAAGTCATTTTTGAAAGATGAAGGTTACAGCCCTCAATGGACTGTAATGGCAAAAGAACTTTAGGAGAAAGACAATGGCATCAGCAGCACTTGATTGGGCGCTAAACAATGGCATGACCCAAGCGCAATTTGATCAACGCATTTTTGATTATGTTGCACAGAATTTGCAAACAAAATCGCCAGCAGAATTGCGCATTGAAATGGATCGACTTGGTGTCAGTCCAGAGGATGTAGCCCGTGCGACTGGTGTTACGACTCAAAGTGTTGCTGATAAATATGCTGCGGCAGTGCCAACAACTCAAGCGGAATTAATTGCCAAAGCTGCTGCCGATGCAGAACTTGCAGCGCGTACAGCACAAGACAGAACAGCTTCAGCAGCCACAATTGCTGCTGCACAGCAACAGGCTGCAACATCTCAAGGTTTATTAGGTGCTAGTGGTCAAACTGCTGCAAATGCTGCGGCTGCTGCACTTGCTGCACAACAAAAAGCGGCTGCTGATGCCCTGGCTGCTGCAAATGCTAAAGCAGCTGCAAATGCACAAGCGGCTGCAAATGCTAAAGCAATTGCTGATGCCAAAGCCGCAGCTGATGCTAAAGCAGCTGCCGCATTGAAAACAACATCCACAACTCAAACTGGCTTAAATTCCCAGCTTGAGGCTGCATATAAAGCTGGTGACATTGCTTTACTCAACAGCCTATTAGCTCAAAATCAAATTACATCAGCCCAAGCAAAAAACATGTTTAATCTGACCGATGCTGATTTAGCATGGATTCAGAACAATGCTGGTGGAAAGTTTTATACGCCACCAACGGCCACTACACCAGGTGCAAATATGGGCATTGGTGGTGCATTTGGTAATTACATGTCTATCCCCATTGGCGCTCAATATAACCCTGCGGTGACAGTTGGTGGTGCATCCCCATATTCTCAAATCATGGGCCAAATGAAACCATTCCAAAATCCTTATCAGAACTTTGTGGCCAATACTCCAATGGGTGGTTATGACCCAGGACTGTATGACCGCATTGAGGCTGCTAACTTAGCCAAAGCACAGGCTGACGCTGAAATTGCAAGGCTTGGTGGAACACCAGTTTATGGCGGTGATGGCGGTGGTGATGGCGGTGGCGGTGGTGGTGGAGGTGGAGGAACTAGCGCTGGAGCTGGAACTGGTAATGCCATGGCCAAAGGTGGCTATGTCCATGGTGGCCTGATGTTTGGTCCCAATCCCCCTGGACCCGATGATGGCGCTGTCAATCTTGACATTGGTGAATATGTGATCAAAAAAGAGGCAGTCAACAAGTATGGCCGTGGACTCTTGGACATGATCAATGAGGGCAAAGTGCCTGCCAAGAAAATGAAATCTTTACTGGGATAAGGTGGAAATATGTCAAAAGGTGGAACAACAACCTCAACAAGCTCCATTGATCCACAGATCAAAGAAGCATTCCTGGCCAATTTTCAGCAGGCTCAAGGTGTTGCTGGTGCATTGCCAGTCCAGCAATTTGCTGGGTACAACCCCATGTACCAGGCAGGCGAGGAAGCCCTTGTCAACACGGGCCTGGCTGGCCCAGGCATCACTGGCACTGACCTGGCAGCGCAAATGGCTGCCTATGGTGGCGTGTATCAGCCTGCACAAATTACAGCGCAGCAGACCAATCTTGGGATGACTGGCCCAGGCTCTATCGGCTCATACATGAATCCATATACAAGCATGGTGCGTGAAAATGCATTGGCTGATTTGGAAGCGGCTCGCAGAAACGCCATTCAGCAAACTGGTGAGCGTGCAACAGCTGCGCGTGCATTTGGTGGTTCTCGCCAAGGTGTGGCCGAAGCTCTGACAAACCAGGGGTTTGCCAAGCAGGCTGCCAATCTTGGTACGACATTGAACGAGCAGGCATTTAACCAGGCCATGGCCATGCAACAGGCAGACATTGCACGCAGATCAGCAGCTGACATTGCCAATCAGCAAGCTGGCTTGCAAGGCGCTCAATTGCGTTTGGGCGGTGCAAGCCAGCTCGGTAATTTGGCTGCACAGCAGCAGGCATTGCGTCTTGGTGGCGCTCAAGCTGTCATGGCCGCTGGTGGTGCGCGTCAGGCTTTGGACCAGCAACAAATGGATGCCATTCGCAACATTGGTCTCCAGCGCCTGGGAGTGGTGCAGTCTTCACTTGGTGCGCAGCCTGCCAACCTTGGCATGGTGGCAACGACTCCATACAGCCAAAACCCGGCTGCTGGCGCTCTTGGTGGCGCTTTGGCTGGTGCAAAGTTGGGAAGTATTGTTCCAGGTGTTGGCACTGGCATTGGCGCTGGTGTTGGTGCTTTGCTTGGCCTTTTAGGTTAAGGGGTAAAAAATGGCTGAATTTAATCTTGATGGCCTTTTAGGCAATTTGTTTGGTGGCGACTCTGGAAGTGAACTTGAAAAGTTATTGACTGCCAAGCAAAAAGAACAATTGGGTTTGCAATCAACTTTGGCTGCTGCTGCCCAATTACTCAAGGCTGGTGGCCGAAGCCCGCAGCGTATTGGTTTGGGTCAAGCACTTGGATCAGCACTTGAGGCCGGACAAGGTGCTTATGAGAAAGGCACAACAGGCGCTATTAATCAATTAATGCTTACTGCAAAACTTAAAGAGATGCAGCAAGAGGCTGCTGGAAATGAGTCTTGGAGACAATTACTTGGTGGTCAAGGTGCAATACCAGTATTAACACCAGCCCAGGCTGCTTTAGCGGCTCCAGTATCGGCTGCTGGTCCAGTTGGACCAACAATGGCGCGAGCAGAATTGGCAGCACAAATTCCTGCACCAGCAGCAACTTCTACAGATTTATTGTCATTTTTAAATCCTGTGCAACGCACTTTAATTGGTGGAATGCCACGAAAAGAAGGAATGCCAGAGGTTTTAAAAGCGGCAGCAGCTCAAGCTGAATTTGGAAAGCCAGAGCCAATGATGGTTAATGGCCAAGTAAAAATGATGCAATTCAATAAACTTGGACAGTCAAAAGAATATACAGGCGCTAAACCATACGAAGCACCATCTCAAGATTTACGCACAGTTGAATACATAAGTGGAGAAAATCTGGCTGGAACTGGACCACGAGGCATTAAAGCAATTGGTGAATATCGTTCACAAATCGCACCAAAAACAAATGTTGAAGTCAAGATGCCTGGCAATCAGCAATTCTTGGCTGGTGTTGGAACTGATGTATCAAAGACCCTTAATGAATTGACCATGGGTGCCAGGTCTGCAAATGAAACATTGCAAAATGTTGAAAGAATGTTGCCTGCACTTGATAAAGCTATTGTTGGACCAGGTGCTGATTACAGAACAGCAATGCTCAGAATTGGTCAGCAATTAGGTGTTGCTGGTGCTGATGCAAATGAGCAATTAGCAAATACAAGAATTGTGGTCCAAGGTTTGGCCCAACAAGAACTTGATGCTGCAAGCCAAATGCGTGGCCAAGGATCATTGACTGAAGGTGAGCGTGGAATTCTTAGACGCGCAGCTGCTGGTGATCAAACATTAACAGCCACTGAAATTAAGCAAGCATTAGCAACAGCACAAAAAACAGCCAAATATCGTTTGGCAGCACAACAAGACTATGTCCAGCGCGCCAGCAAATTGCCTGGATTTGAGCAGTTTGCACCGATGTACCAGGTAACGCCATATGGTGGCGGTGGTGGCAATCCACTGATAGATGCCATTGACAGACAATTGCAATTGCGTTCTTCTGGAGGTCAACGATGAGTGATGCATTAGAAGGTTTCACAACCGAAGAACTGCTCAAGATTAAGCAGGGTGATGTCTCTGGCTTATCTACTGAAAAACTCAATATTCTTAAAGGCATTTTGTCTCAAAGTATTGGCGGCATCCTAGAGCCACAGGCTGCACCAGCTCCAGCATTAACCCAGCCTCTACCAGCAGCCCCAACGCAACGTCTGCGCTCTATTGCGCAAGGTGCGACTCTTGGTGCAGCCGATGAGATGGAGGCGCGGTTACGCGCTTCTGTGACTGGTGAAGACTATGACAAAGTGCTTGCTGAAATCAGAGGGAAGATGAAGGCTTATCAGGCCCAATCGCCCGTTGAGGCTTTAGGTTATGAGGCTTTGGGTGGTGTCGGATCAGCAGCTGCATTAACTGCGGCCACTGGTGGCACAGCTGCACCAGTAACTGGCCCACGCATGGCGGTCAGTGTTGCCCCATTGATCAGAGCATTGGCTGGCACATCAGCAATGGGTGGTGCGCAAGGTGGCATCACTGGATTTATGACTGGCGAAGGCGACTTTGCAGCGCGTGCAGCCAGAGTACCAAGCTCCACAGTCATGGGGGCATCTATTGCACCAGTGGTCCAGGCTGGATTAATGGGTGTTGGTAAGGTTACAGACATGGCGCTTGATGCTGCCAGGCGCTTGGCTGGTGGCCGTGGCGGCAAGGCTGCGGAGGCTGAAATTCAACGCCTTGCAGGCGAAACTGGCTTAACCACAGATGAGATTGTCCAGCGCATTGCCAATGGCGAAATCATGGCTGAAAACCAGACATTGCTGGCTGCTGTGCGCGGTCTATTTACTCAGGGTGGCAAGGCATCCACAACAATTCAAGGCGCTTTGTCTACACGCCCAGATGTTTTGCGTAAAGAAGTCTTGACAGATATGCAGCAAAAGCTGGTCAGCGGACTTGATCCTAACTTTATTGGTCCACGACCAGCAAATGAAAATGTTTTGCGTTTTTACCGCGCAACCGATGCAGAGGCCAAGGCGCTTGAAAATGAAGCCTATAAAACAGCCTATGGCGCTGGTGGCGTAATTGATGCTAATCTATTGGCAAGTCTGACAGATGCGCTTAAACGCGCACCAGGTGCTGTCAGTGAGATCAATGCAATTTATACAGCCCAGACAGGTAAAAAGCCATTTTTCTCTTTTAATGAAAAGGGTGAAATAACATTCTCCAAAGCCCCAACTCTGGAAGACGCTGAAGTCATTCGTAGAGGTTTGCAAGCCAATATCAACTCGGCATATACCAGTGGCCGTGGTGGTGTAGGTGAAGCGCTTAAGAATGTTGAGGCATCACTGAGAGATGCTATTGATACATCATCAGCAGCATTGTCTGCGGCTCGTCAGCAAGCAGCAGAGCGTAGAGGTGCAAGAGATGCATTTCAGGAAGGCCGAAGAATTTTCTCAAAGAGTGCAGATGAAGTCCAAATAATGATGGAAGACATGGCCAACAATCCTGGTGTTGTCAATGCATTTAGAGCTGGCGCTATGGATGCCATTCGCAATCAAATGGGATCAGGCCGCGCCAAGTCCATGATGGGTGTGCTGGCCAGTGCAGATACCAAACAAGGCGCTATCTTGCGCACCATTTATCCTGGTGACGAGCTTGATGGCATCTTGACCCGTATTGGCACAGCTGCCCAGTCACAGGCTGCCAAGAATAAGGTTCTTGGTGGATCAGACACGGCAGCATCAATGATGCAGGCCCAGCGCACTGGATCGACCATTACAGCTGACGATGTGGCCAATGCAGTAACTGGAAGCCCAATGGCTGCATTCAGAGTGGTCAGCAAAATGGTTGGCGAATCCAATAAAGGATTGTCGGAGCAAGATCGCCAGCGTGTTGCCCAGATTCTGGTTTCAGAAGACCCAGAGATTGTGCGCAAAGCATTGAAAGATGAAAGCGCCATGGCTTACTTGCAACAGAAAATTGCAGCCACAATGAGAGCGCTTGGCAAGACTGTGCCTTATGGTGCAAGTTACATTGGTGAGACAATGCCAAGACCTATGTATGGACAATAAGAGGTAAACATGGCAGGCTTGCTTGATGATGTTTTAGGCTGGATGCAGAGTCCAGAACGCACCCAACAAATGCAGGGTCTTGGTGGGTCCATTCGATCTGGTATTTTGAACATTAAAGAAAAAGACAAGAAATTTCAAGACCTTTATGACAAGGCATTTGGTGATCCAAAGAATCCAGTAAAAGTCACAAACAAGAAGGCTTTGTCTGAATTGACCGAGATGGCCATGGCTGGGCCAATGGCATTTGCACCAATTGGAATGACTAAAAGGATGAGCGCAGCAGAAGCTGCGGCTGCTGGTTATTGGCATGACATTGGTGCTGGTAAGAAATTGCCAATCCCCATTGGTGAAATGACAGCGCAGCGTGAAGTTTTAAAAGATTTGCCACCAAAAAAGATTGTTTCGCCAGAACAAATGCAAGGTGGCGCGATTGTTCCATTCCATGGAGATAGATCAATTGCTGGCCAAAATTTACTTGGCATTGGCAGCACAAAGTTTGAAACGCCAGTCTATCTTGAGGGCGGTTATGACTTTATGAGAACACATTCACCAACAGGCTCAATTTGGGCCTCTGAAAAAGGTGCGTCTCAAGCTCTTCAAAATCAAATCAATGAAGCCGCTAAAGTTGGCAAGGGTGATGTCTATGGTGTTTATTCGGCAATGGGTCCATTGTCAATGAACTACAACACCATGATGTCTGATGCTTTGCTTGAACAAATGAAGGCTGGGAAAATAACTAAAAAAGCCATTTCATCTTTTGATAAAGAAGTTAAATCTATCCGGCCGGAATGGAAAGGCGTGATGAATCCAGAATCACGCGCTCAATTAGAAAGCAATGGTGCATTGCGCCATGTCTTTGTAGACAGGATGCAGCTTGATAAATTCCAAAACGCTGGGTTCCCTGATATCTCTTACACAAGATATGCAATAACAGACCCATTGCTACTTAATGAGCCAATGTATTCTGGTGGTTTGTCAATTGGGAAAATGGTTCCAAATGCTGAACTAATTACAAACCCACAAATTCCACACAAAACATATGACACGCAATTGCCTGGTGAATATTTTGGTGGGTTTGAAAAATCAGTGCCAAAAGAAATTCTGTACCCTGACTGGTACAAGATGCGTAGAGAAATTGGAGCGCCAGAAAGTGGTGATGTCAGGTCTTTCCAACTTGCAAAGCCAATCCAGCCAACAAATCAAGAGTGGCTTGATAACCTTATGAAGTTTCTTTCAGGCCCATAAGCTCTTTTAGGTTTATCAGCACAAGGTCAATTCGTCTTTGTGTTTCAAGTTTGAAGTCTGCTGGCTCATCCTGCTCAGACTCTACGGCTGATTCAATAAAGACTTGCAAAGTATTGATTGCCTCAAGTTTTTCGTCTTGAGTCATTTTTGTAATTAGCTTCATTCTATTCCCCCAAAAAACGCGGCCACCAGAGGGTCGCGTTTAACAACCCGTCTTTTCTGCCTGCGTCTGGCCAGTCCAAAGTCTTTGTCATCGGCTGACATCTTTTCTCGGTATTTCCGAATGCGCTCGGCCCCTGGCACTGGACCAGGCGCTTGAGCGTCTTCACCCTCACCCCATGACCACAATGGCCGCCACTGGCCATTGTTGCTGACTCTGGTATATCCACTGATATATACCAATTCATTGCAGTGAAGGTCAAACAGCTCTCTGGCTGCACTGCGTCTGCAACAAAAGCAAATCTTGGCCAGGTCAAGGTCTGACAGATTGCCTTTTTTTTGTAGCGCTGCCTCAATGGCAGGGCCTACACGGGGTTTCAATCCTCTGGTCATGTCTGCTTATCCATTCTTACTTTCAAGCGCTCCAGCATGGTCCTGACAACGAATGCGCGGGTTTTAACTTCATTGGGAATTGCGTGGCCAAAGACTTCTGGGTGGAGTAAGTCTTTGACCAGGTCAAGGCAGGCATCAAGGGCCGGTGGCAATTCTTTATTGTTCATTGTATTTTTCAAGCGCAGACACTTCAATGTGGTCCACAAAGCCTTGCAAGATCATGTGGGCAATGTCCACATCAGTGTCTGCAATGTATGCATTATTAAGGATCATTGATTCATCAATGTCAGGCTCATAAGGTGAGCCAAGGGAATCGACTGATCCCTTTTCTTCTGGGCTGTATTCCAGAAAGCATATAAGGTCCACATCTTCAATGCAGCACTCAAACTGGAACAATTCTTTAGGGCAGTTGGGTGTTGGGCCGTAGTTCATGCTTAACCCCTCCAAGCCAGCATCACGCCAATGCCGCCAAAAATGATGATGGCCAAGGTCCATTCAATCAGGGTGGTAATGATTTTCTGTTTCATGTCGTTTCCAGTATTTAGTAATAGGAGTAACGGAGTCTGACAGAATTTAATTATCTTGCAAGAAGTAATTCTGTCCATGTTGTTTTTTTGCATATAGCGCAATTAGAATGCGCCCATGGAATCAATTCACGATATCAAGGCAAGGGCCAAGGCTCACAAAATCACCATGTCTGCCGTGTGCGATGAGGCTGGCATCCAGCAGTCCCAAGTCAGCCGGTGGCTGTCTGGAACTGTGGAGCCTCTGTGGACATCAGTCAATCAATTGCACTTGGCGCTTGAGAAGCTGATTAACAAATCACCAGTCGTTATCGACTGACTCGGCAGCTGGCGCTTTGCCGGCCACCACGCCAAAGTCGGATGCAGCTGAAGGCTTTGCACCACCCAGCGATTCACCCTTTGACAAAAGCATGATGTTGTTTAGTCCATACGACACGCCCTTGTTGCCTGCCTGGTCATAAGCATAGGCATTCAAAGACACGCGGCCATAGTCGCCAGAGACAATATCTTGTGATCCAAGAATGTCATGGCCATGGGCATCCACTGCACCAGGCTTATTGGTGCTTTTGGTATTGAAAAAGTAATGCCCAGCATATTCAGCACCCAGTGGTGAGCCATCAGACTTGGTTTCAGTATCGCCATCACGCAAGGGATTGCGCACAGTCTTTGGGATTTTGTCCCCGAACTTGGCGGTCAATGCGGCCTTGGCTGCCGCTTTCAATTGGTTCACAGTCTCGGTGTCTGTCTTTGGGACAAGCACTTGCGTTGAGAACTCTTCTTTGCCGTTCATTTCATTTTTACGAGCAATCAATGCTGAGAAATATGAGAAGCGGACTTTGCCGGTTACGACTCTGGTCATGGTTTTTTCCTTTTAAGGGTTTAAGGGTTTTCACGTTTCTGCGATTAAACAGAAATTGCACTTTAGCACAAATCGGATATGATGCAAACAACTTAAAACGAGGAAACCGAAATGCAACTTTTCCCCCATCAGCAAGAGGCCAAGCTCTTCTTGCTGTCCAGGCGTAGGGCCATACTGGCCGACCAGCCACGAGTTGGTAAGACGCTACCCACAGCAGCTGCTGCACTTGAAAACCTACCAGCCCTGATCGTTTGCCCAGCCATTGCCAAGACAGTCTGGGAGGCGGCTTTCCAAAAACTAGCGCCTAACGTCTCGGTCCATGTGGTCAATGGAAAACGTGAGGCTTCAGAGGTTAATAGTGCCGATATCACCATCATCAACTACGATGTCTTGCAGTATGGTGTAACACACGTTGACAAATATAAGACCCTAGTTCTCGATGAATGCCACAGAATCAAGAATCCAAAAGCCCAAAGAACGAAGGCCGCCATGCTGGCCATGAAAAAGATTGGCCATGTCTATGCGCTCAGTGGCACACCCATCCCAAACAGGCCGATTGAGCTGTGGCCAATCCTCCATGGCCTGGGCATTTACAGAGGCGGCTGGTACGACTTTGCAGGCCGATATGCAAAGATGTGGGTAGCGCCATGGGGCTTGGATACATCAGGCGCATCTAACCTGGTCGAACTCAAGGAACTGATGAAGCCCCATGTGCTGCGCAGAAAGAAAGAAGCAATTTTCAAAGACTACAAAGAGCCGCAAGTGTCTTTGATCACCTTTGATCTGCCAATAGACAAGCGCGAGCAAGATTTTGATGCCGATGCCTTGATGGCCAACCCCAACGCGCTCATGGCTTTTGAAGGCTTGGCCGAGATCATGCGTGAAGCCGGTATGCGCAAGGTGCAATATGCAGCCGACTTCATCGATGACTTGCTCCAGGCCAATGAGCCGGTGGTTGTCTTTGCGCATCACAAGGATGTGGTCCAAGCCCTGCAAGATGAACTCAAGACCCACAAACCCGTAATTATTACGGGTGAAACGTCAAGACCGAAACGAGACCAAGCGATTGCAGATTTTCAGTCTGGCCAGACCAAATGCATCATCGGCAACATTGCCGCCATGTCTGAAGGTGTGGACCTAAGTGCTGCCGACACCATTGTTTTTGTTGAATGCACTTGGTCCACATCAGCACTGGAGCAGGCATCAAGCCGTGTGCAGAACATCAACAAGTCAGGCATTCCACCCGTCATCTACATTTTGACTATTAAGGCAAGTCTGGACCACAATGTCTTAGCAAAAGTTTTAAAGAAGCTCAATGTCGTTAACCAAATTATTTAACCAGGAGAAACCATGCAACATGAAACAAGAAAACACGCCCGACTCTCAGCATCCCGCACAGACAGATTCATGTCTTGCCCTGGCTCATACCGGCTTGAATCCCTCATGCCTTACGAGCCAGCCGGCGAAGCCGCTGCCATTGGCACAGCGATACATGAAATCTCTGAGATCATTCTTAGCAATGGTGAAGTACCAGCCGGAACTGATCCTGACCATGTGGCCATGGCCCAAAGCTATGCAGACTTTGTCAACACTCTGGTCGAGAATCCGCGCAAAAAGCTGATCGAAGTCAACCTTGATGAAGGTCTGAAGTCTCTGCACCCAGCGCTTGGTGGCACGGCTGACGCTGTCCTGGTCGATGGGGACCATCTTCATGTCGTTGACTTGAAGACTGGCCGTGTGGCTGTTGACGCAAATGACAACAAGCAGCTCTTAACCTATGCCCTTGGTGCAATGCGCCAACTCAAAGCGCCAAGCACCATCGAATGCACCATGCACATATTCCAGCCGCGGGTTGGCCACAGTAAGTGGACAGTGACTGGCCAAGACTTGGTGGAGCATGGCGAAAGACTCAAGGCCGCAGCCGAGCTGGCGCTCACAGGCGATGCACCAACCAACCCAAGCCCCGATGCCTGTCGGTACTGCAAGGCCAAGACCATTTGCCCATCCATGCGTGAAAAGGTCCAAGAGGTCGCTAGAAACGATTTCAAGCCTGACACGACTGTTACCCCAGAGATGCTAGACAACGCGACTCTGGTGACCGCATGGGCCGATGCAGTGCAGGCTGCTGCCAAAGAGCAATTGGCCCAAGGCAAATCCATTCAAGGCTGGACCATGCGTCTTGGTCGCAAGACCAAGTTTTGGAAGGATGAGAAGTTGGTCCAAGAGGCATTCAAAGACTTGCTCATTGCCTGGGAACTCAAAAGCCCCAGTGCTGTCTTAAAACTTGGTGTCGAGGTCAGCGAAGACCTGGTCGGTGAGAAGGTGGCTGCTGCCAGCTTGGTAAGGAGTAAAGAATGACCAAAGACGAAGCATTACGCCTTGCATTGGAGGCGTTGGAAGTGGCAAACAGTTTGGTTGATAGTTACTACTTGCCAAAAGAAAAAGCATGGATGCCTGAGATTGAAGAAGCCATCACCGCCATTAAAGCCGCACTAGAAGCGAAGGATGAGCCTGTAGGTTTAATAGAAAGCCTGAAGGACGCACAACCTTGCTGTGGTCAATATGAAACCTGTTGGCGAGCCTGTACTCCTCGCGGAAAGTTCATTGGCCACCGTGATGCACAGCGCACATGGGTAGGGCTGACAGCAGAGGAACGAGAGCAAGTGCAAGTTGAAAGCTATGGAAAAGTGCCACATCATGTTGCGCTGATTGCCGCAGTTGAAGCCAAACTCAAGGAGAAGAACACATGAGCTATGCAAAAACAGAAATGGATGTAATTGTTTGGGGAACTCAACGTGGCATTGTCCAGAACTCCACCCCTGCTGCTCAAGCAAAGAAAACCCTTGAGGAACTAGATGAGCTATATGCCGCTATTGCTAAAGGTGACAGAGAAGAAATGGCAGATGCCTATGGCGATATTCTGGTCACTTTGGTGATGGGTTGTGCCTGTGCAGACCTTGACCTTGTCACTTGCTTTAAAGGTGCATATGAAGAGATCAAGGACCGCAAAGGTTATCTGACCAAAGAAG